CTGTTAATGAATGGTGGGATGAAAATTCACCACGATCTAATCATCCAGCTCATAAAGCAATTAGAGATGCTGCATCAATTATCATACCTACAATGTATGGTGGTGGTGTTGTTACAGGTACTCTGAAAGCTGCTACAGCTGCTAGATCTATACCTAAAGCCACACGTATACTTGGTACAATTGCAGCTCATGCTGGAGTTGACACAACTGTTACTGCTATATCTTCTCATTCTAAAGAGCAAGATAATATAGCTGCAGCTTTAAATGAATGGTTGGGAACAGATATACCATGGGCCACTAGAGATAGTGATAGTCCTGATGTAATCCGTCAGAAAAATATAATGGAATCTGCTGGACTTAGTTTAGGTGTAGATCTAATTGGAGCTGCATTCTCTTTGTCTAAAGCTATGAAAGTTATACCCGGAGATGAAGCCGCAGAGCGTGCTTTAGCTAGACATGCTACAGGTTTTGAGGGGGAAGATCCTATTAGTTTTAGTGTGTTAAGTCGTAGATCTAGTAGAACTAAAGCCCAAAGAGACGAAGCAATTGATAGATTACTTAAAGATCCATTAGGTAATAAAGGTTACGATCCATTTATCAATACACCTGACCTTGGACCACAAAGTAGAGCTGTCTCTGAATTAGAAGTCAATCCAATTAAAGCTAAAATAGATAATTGGAGAATACAAAATAATATAGGTACAGTTAATGGTAGAGCTAGACCTTTTGTAAGTAATAGATTTATCCAAAAAATGGCTAATGCTACTCCATCTCAAAGAGCTGAAGGGTATCGAAATTTATTTGATAAAGATATAGCTGCTAATATTGGAGTTAAACTTAATGATGAAGTTATACCTCCAGATGAAATAAATAAAGCTGTAACTAATTTATATAATAGTGTCTTTAATCCTGAAATCAAATTAAATCAAATGGAATCCATCGTCAATGATATGAAGACGGGGGTTTTTAATAAAAAAAATTACATGGGTCAGCAAGAGTGGCGCATTGTTAATGAAGCTTTTGTTAATGCATTTGAACAAGTATACAATCCTAAAGTAATGCGTGCATCTGCTTTGGTAACAAACCAAGCTGCAGGTACAATTGCTGATACATCAGCTGCTATAGGTTTGATAGGTGATGTAGCGATGACAGGTAGGCAGCAAGAAATGATAGCTGAAAAGCTTAAACTATTAAGTAGAGAAGTACGAGCTAACCAGTATATATCTAATAAAGTAGGTGAGTATAAACAACTTGCAGGTGCTAAAAATCCAGCAGCTTTAAAGTCTTGGATAATGGATCAAAGCGATGATTTTGCTAAAGGTCTTAAAGCTGTACAAGATAAAGGTAATGAGTTTTATGAAACATTAGAAACAATAGCTAAAACTAATCCTGAGTATCTTAAACCTCTTGCACTAGCAATGGAAGCTACTAACGGTGAAGTAGATCAAATCTATAAACTAAATAGATGGGCTGAAGAAAACGTTTCGTTTCTAAAAAAAGCTTTCTATGATGGTAATCCTCAAATACCTAGTTTAATTGTTAAGGGTCTACATAGTGTCAGGTACAATCATATATTAGCTGGACTTGCACCTTTAAAAGCATTTACTGGTAACTCTATGTTGTCAGTTTTTAAACCAGCTACTGTATTGGCAGGAGCTAGGCTAACAAATGATACAGAAACTTTCCGAAAAGCTTTATGGACTTATGGAGGTATCTCTGAAAACTTTAAACGTGCTTACAAAGCAATGGGTGATGAATGGCGTTTAGCTAAGTCACGTCCTGAAGAAGCTATGATGCGTGGTCGTGCAGATCTACGTCAAGCTAAGATGGATAACTTTGATGCACTTGAAGCTATGTCTGAGGTATGGACTAAAGAAGGTAATAATGGTAAAGTGGCTATGTGGAATATAGCAAAAGGTTTATCATGGTACAATAACAATCCTTTTGTTAGATGGGGTGTTAATGCTATGTATGCAATTGATGGGTTTACGAACTCATTAATGGCTAGTGGTTCTGCTAGAGCTAAAGCATACAACATATTAATGAACGAAACAAAAGGTGCATTTAGTGCTAAAGCTTTTGATAAACTACAAAAACGATTATATAGCCAAGCATTTGATCATACTGGACTCTTAACAGATAAAGCAGCTAAACATGCCTCTGGTGAAATAGCTCTTAATTTAGATAGTCAAGTTGCTACTGATTTGAATAAACTACTTGAGACATATCCAGCTGCAAGATCACTATTCTTATTCCCTAGAACTGGTTTAAACGCCTTGAATTTATCTTGGACATTTACTCCCGGTAGTGGTTTAATACCTCTTCAAACTAAGGTTCGTAAGGTATTTACTGCTTCTAGTAAACAGGAAATAGCTGAAGTATTGATGGAACATGGCCTTGAAAATACTGATGATGCCTTCCGTACTCTTAAATCTGAATACATTGGCCGCCAATTAATGGGTGGTATGGTTGTAACAGGTGCTGGTATGTGGGCACTTGAAGGGAATTTAACAGGAAATGGACCACAAAATGCTGGTGAACGTAAGCGTTTAATTAGTATGGGTTGGGAACCTAATTCTATTAAGAATCCTATAACTGGTAAATGGCATAGTTATAAAGGATTTGAACCTTTTGATAGTTTATTAGGTCTTGTAGGAGATGCAATGTATTATTCTGATCGGGTTGATCAGGCTTTAACAGAACAATTGTATCAGAAAATAGCATTCTCTATCAGTATGAATATAGCTAACAAAACATTCCTTAGTGGATTTGAACCGTTAGTATCTATGTTCTCTGGAGATGAAGGTGCTTTCAAAAGATTCCTTGTTAATCAAACTGATTCTTTAATACCTTTTGCACCATCTGGTATGAGAAGTGTATTAAACAATGCTATTGCTCCACAACTAAAAGACGTAGAAAACGATTGGAATTCATTGATGGCAAATAAATGGAAGTTTATGAGCCCTCCTGATTTAGTAGATCAATTAGATATATATACAGGTAAACCAATTAGATTCCACGAACCATTAACTGCTGGTGCTAATGCATTTTTACCATTCGGTAAATCAAATGGAGATATGGAACCTTGGAGACAGTGGTTAATTAGTACAGGATGGGATAGTGTATCTTCTATGAGGATAAATCCTGTAACTGGAGAAATTTTAAGTCCTCAAGATCGTCATTTTATTAATAATTGGATAGCTAAAAATATGAATTTAGCTGGACAAATCGAAGGAATGATGAATCATCCTAGTGGATTCTGGACAAACAAAATGAAAGAATATAAAAAAGCTAGGGGTTGGAAAAAACAAAAAGATTATCCAATTAAAGAGTTAGTTGTACATAAAGAATTAGATAGAATACATAGGAATGCTATGAGATATGCTTGTTCTGCCTTAGAAAGATATCATGCACAGTATTCACAGGTGGGCTTACAGAACACAAGGATTAAGAATGCCTTACGTCAAGGTAATATCCCAGAATCTCTGAAAGCAAACGAAACAAAAGAAGAGTTAAAACGATTATTAAACTTCTAAAATGACCGTAACAATTGAAAATACTTATACGGGTAACGGCTCCACCACCGATTACTCGTTCACATTCCCATATTTAGACACACCAGATATTAAGGCAAGCCTTGCTGGTATTAATACAACTGCATTTACGTTGCTTAATGCAACAACGGTTAGATTTAGTAGTGCTCCCGGTAATGGTGTAGCTATTAGAATCTATCGAGAGACAGATTTTGAAGCCCCTAAAGCTACATTCTATCCCGGTTCAGCTATACGAGCTAATGATCTTAATGATAATGCTTTACAAAATTTATATGTAAACCAAGAATCTAATGATAAAGTTGCTGATGCTTGGTTAGTAGGTGATCCGACTGTGATCAGTACAGAAGCTTGGCATACAAGTGATGATACAAAAATAGCTACTACCAAAGCTATTGAAAATCGTATTGATACCAAAATAGACTCAGCACTAATTGATGATATTGCAGCTGGATCTAGTATAACTGTAACAGATAATTCACCTAGTTCTGGTAAAGTAACTATTAGTGTGATAGCTGCTACTGGATCTAACTCTGGTAGTATGTCAGCTGCAGATAAAACTAAACTAGATAATATAGAATCTAATGCTACAGCAGATCAAACTAATGCAGAAATCAGAGCTGCAGTGGAAGCTGCTTCAGATTCAAATGTATTTACAGATGCTGACCATAGTAAGCTTAATGGTATTGAAGCTTCAGCTACAGCAGATCAAACAGCTGCAGAGATAAGAACACTTGTAGAGTCAGCAGCAGATTCTAATGTGTTTACTGATGCAGATCATAATAAGTTAAACAATATTGAAACAGCTGCAACAGCAGATCAAACAGCTAGTGAAATAAAAACGCTATTACAATCTGATAAACTTACTGACTCTGAAATAGCAACAGGCACTTTAGATAACAGATACTTTACAGAGACTGAATTAACAGGAGGTGCTTTAGACGGAAGATATTTTACAGAAACAGAGTCAGATGCTAGATACTTCAATGTAAGTACTGGAGATACTATTAAAGATGGTGATACGTTCCCTGATAATGACACAACCATAGCCACAACTGCTGCTATCAATGATAGGATTATTGATCTTGTTGATGATGTAGGCGGCTTTGTACCAATAGCAAATGAAACATCTTTCCCTAACGCTAATCCTGACGTTAATAACGGGGCTGGAACTCTTGTATCTATTAAAGCTCTCAGCAGCAACCTTACCTCTAATGGATCTGGAGTTGCAACCATTTCTAATGGTACTGTAGGTAATTCAACAGTTACTATTAATGGCTTAGCTAATAGCACAACATATGCTGCTACTTTTGGAATGATCGTAGAAACTACTACGACATTAAATACTTATACATTCCATAGATTAGTACCTAAAGCTACAGAAGTGACAACTGTTGCTGGTTCTATTAGCAATGTAAATACAGTAGCTGGATCTATTAGTAATGTAAATACAGTTGCTGGAAATAACACTAACATTAATACTGTTGCTTCAGCTAATTCTAATATAACTACAGTTGCTGGGAACAATGCTAATATTACTACAGTAGCTGGTAATAATACCAATATCAATACTGTAGCTGGAGCTAATAGTAATATATCTACAGTAGCTGGTGCAATTACCAACGTAAACAATGTTGGA